CGCACCTTGCCCTCGCAGATTGTCGTGGACGCCCTCGCCTACGGCATGAGGTACAACCGGGCGTCAGAGGACTTGAAGTGCTACGGGAGCGGTGACCAGCTTCTCGCCGGCACGTCGGAAGGGTACGGGCGGATCTACGACCATGAAGTGGTCGCGGCCGTCCAGCAAGTCGCCGGCAATGGGCGCGGCTCCCATCGCTGGAAAATCCCCGGCGTGATGAACTGGAGCAATCACACCTACAACCCGGAAGCGCCTGTCACCCTGGACAGCACTACCCTCTACGCGTCCGACTGCGACGTGTTCATGTTCCTGGTTGATGACCGCAACCCGGTCCAGGTCGGCTTGCTCAAGGATGGCAGCCCGGACCTGATGTTCCGGGGCTTCTATGTCTCCAACAGCGAGGTCGGGGCGCGCTTGCTCCGGCTGGCGGCCTTCTATCTTCGCGGCGTCTGCATGAACCGGAACCTGTGGGGCGTCGAAGGCTTCCAAGAGATCGAAATGCGTCACACGAAATATGCCCCGACGCGTTTCATCGAGGAGATCAGGCCGGCCCTGGAGAGCTACGCCGAGGGCTCCAGCAAGTTGCTGGTTGAGGGCGTCGCCAAGGCCAAGGAAGCCGTCGTGGCCGAGACCCAGGAAAAGGCCATCGAGTTCTTGAACGAGCGCGGCCTGTCCCGGAAGCGGGCCATGGCCATACTGGAGACGGGCGAGAAGGAAGAAGGCCACCCGGTAAGGACCGTGTGGGATTTCTCGCAAGCCATCACGGCGAATGCGCGCGAGGTCCCGAACACCGACGTGCGCCTGGACCTGGAGCGGATCGCCGGCAAGCTCTTGGACAAGGTCGCGTAGCCGCCCTGTCCACATGAAAACGGCCGCCCGCCCATCAGTGGCGGGGTCGTGACTACCGAGGGCAGCCGGAGACGTACCGGCCCCCTCGGACTAAAAGCCCCGAGGCTGCCGGTGGACGCACCGGCAGCTCGGGGTGATCCTGTCCCAACCCTAGAGAGAGAACATCATGAACGTTGCAGGTAAGGCCGGGCCGGACCCGGTTGATATCGCCGTGGGCGGTCGCCTACGGATGGCCCGCCTCGAAGCGCGCATATCGCAGAGCGCGGTTGCGGTCGCCCTCGGGGTCACCTTTCAACAGGTGCAAAAGTACGAGAAGGGCACCAACCGGATCGCGCCGAGCCGGCTGGTCGTGGCCGCCAAGCTGACCGGTAAGCCGGTCGCGTGGTTCTATGACGAAGCGGCCGTCCCACCGGGCGCTCTAGTGACCCGCCTGGACTATGACATCGCACGTAAGGCGGGGCAGCTCCCCGCTCCCGCCCGCCGCGCGCTGGACGTGATCCTAGACTTGCTCGTCCAGGTGCCGGCGTAGGATGGCCAGCCGCGCGCTGACCATCCCCAAGTCAACCGAGCTGTTGCCGATCCGGGACCGGCAAGAATGGCTCGGCTGGCGCCGGGAAGTCTTGACCGGCTCGGACGTGGCGGCCGTCTGCGGTGTCGGCTACTCGACCCCGCTCAAGGTGTGGGCGGAAAAGGCCGGGCGGCTCATGCCCGAGGCGCAGACGGACATCATGCGGCGCGGCACGTGGTTCGAGCCGGCGGCCGTGGAAGCCTTGAAGGACACCGAGCCCGCCTGGACGATCCGGCGGGCTCGGGTGTTCCTCCGGGACCGCGAGCGCCGCCTGGGGGGCACGCCGGACCTTGTGGCCATCGACCCGAAGCGTCCCGGCTTCGGCATCGTAGACTTCAAGGTGGTCGCCCTGTCCGTGTTCCGCCGTGATTGGGAGCACACGGACCCGGAGGATGACAGTGACGCTATCCCGGTGACCGTCCCCCTCCAGCATCAACTCCAGGTCCTCACCTATGCCGAGCTGGTCGGTGCGTCCTGGTGTGCGGTAGCCCCGCTGGTCATCAGCGAGTTCAAGGGCGACTTCATGGTGCTTGAGGTCCCGCTACACCCCGGCGCGTGGGAGCGGGTCACAGCCGAGGCGGAGACGTTCTGGCGTGACTTCGACGCCGGTCGCCGGCCCCGGCTCCGCGCCAGCGAGGATCTGGAGACGATCAAGGCGATGTACGCCCTGCCGGACCCGGAGCTGGCCAAGGTGGAGAAGCCTCTGCCGGCAGACGTGGGGCTCCAGGCGTTGCTCGAAATCAAAGAGCGCCTGGAGCTCGAAGAAAAGAACGCGAAGGCCGAGGTGGACCGGATCAAGACCATCCTCATGGCCGAGATAGCAGACGCCAGCGTGGCAAGGCTGCCGGGCTGGCGCATGACTTGGCGGTTGGAGCAACGCAAAGGTTACGAGGTGGCGCCGTCCTCACGGCGCGTGCTCCGTATCAAACGAGAAGGCTGACCTTATGTCGAACGTAGACGACGACTTGGAAGACAGGAAGAACTTGCTGGACGTGTTCGCCACCCAAGAGCGGGAAGCGACCGGCCGGGAAGTGACCCGCACCGAGCAGCGGGGCGTCGGGCGCCGGATATGGGGCGCGCAACTGGTGGTCCGGGACCGCGAGCCCGCCAAGGTGTTGCGGGCGCTCTCTCAGCTCGCCGAGGCGGCCGGAGACGAGTGGTACTACCGCTGGCCGGTCAATGAAACCTACAAGGACCCGGAGACGAAACAGAAAAAGACGCGGGTCAAGTGGGTGGAGGGGCTGACCATCAAGGGCGCCAATGCGGTGGTCCGGGAGTTCGGAAACTGCGACGTGCAGATCGACGAGGTTGAGGACCTGGGGAGCTACTGGATCTTGTACGCCCGGTTCATTGACTTGCAGACCGGCACGTCCATGAGCCGGCCCTACCGGCAGCGCATGGGGCAGAAGGGCATCAAGACGGACGCCGAGCGCAGCCTAGACATCGCGTTCCAGATCGGAACGTCGAAGGCCATCCGCAACATCGTCACCAATGCGCTGGCGGACTACTCGCGGTTCGCCCTGGAGCAAGCGCAGGACAGCAACATCAAGAAGTATGAGGCCAAGCTGCCGGCCTACCGGGACAAGCTGGCCTCGCGCTTTGAGGACTTGAACTTCGCCCTCGCGCGGGTGGAGGCGGTGGTCGGCCGCAAGATCGGTGAGTGGCGGGCGAAGGACGTGGCGCGGGTGATGGCCATGGGTGCCAGCGTGGCGGACGAGATGGCCACGTGGGACGAGCTTTGTCCGCCGGTAGGGCAGGCGGTGGTCGGGCTCGCGGACCAGGAAGCCGGAGGCGGTGAGGGCGGCGAGGATGGCCAAGCGGCAAAAGAAGCGGACGCCAAGACAGCCGGCGCGGTCCAGGCCGGCGGAACGGCGGCCTTGGATACCTTCGCCAAGGCGGCAGCCGCCGCCGAGGCCGGGGCGGACCTGAAAACTGGCGAGCTGCCAGCGGCCGGCGCGGCCCCAGGGAGCCCCAAGGGCGCGTCTGAGGCCGGACCCGGTGCTACCGGGCAGGCAACGGCTCAAAGCGAGCAGACGGGGCAGGGCGCCCCGGCGCCTGCCCAAAAACAGGGTGAGGGAGGGAAACCGGGCGCTCCGGCGGCCGGGAAGGAGAAGGCCGCCCTCGAGGAACGCAAGCCAGAAGTTGCAGAGGAGCCGTTACTTGCCGCCAGACGGGCGGACCCGGCCCTCATGGACGCGTTCGACAAGGGACGGGCGGCGCGAGCTGCCGGCCGCTCCAGGCGGGCAGCCCTGCCGGGCTACTCGGCGGATCAAGTCAACCAGTGGCGAGCCGGCTTCGACGCCGGGGAGCGTGAGCCAGGAGAGGAAGGTTAACCCATGGCGCAAGGGGAATTCACTAAAGAGGAAGCCACCGCGACGCTGGCAACCATTGAGGAGATTTACAAGGCGATCCCCAAGTCCAAGCGGGGTGACTACTTGGGGCATCTCAATGACGCGTGTCTATTTGTCGAGGCTGCCAAGCGGGCAGCTCCCGAGGAAACCAAGAAGGGGAAACGCTGATGTTGCGGGACTTCAATTTCATGGTCACCGGCCCGGACGGGGTGACCCATCACTTCGTCCACCAGGACGGGGAGGTCACCATCGACGACGTGATCTTCGAGGAAGGCGGCAGCCCGGAGCTGTTCGCCCTGATCCATGCCTACCTCGACATGGCGGAGCCGTCGCCCGGTGAGCCAGTCTTCCGGCTGCGAGGACAGGACAAGGCGGCGGTCTACGCGATTGATAGCTGGCTGGAGCAAGCAAGCCAGCTCGGCGCCAGCCACCAGAAGCTCGCGGACGCTGCCGACCACCGGCTGGACTTCGTGCGGTGGCAGGCGGCCAACCCCGACAAGGTCAAGGTCCCGGACTGATGAGCAAGGATTGGGACACCCCGCGACCTCGGCCACCGCGCTACACGGTGGCCCCAGGCCGCATAGTTAACCGTGACGGCCGCGCCCTGTTTCAGGTGCGGACGGGCGTCGCCTGCCCGAATTGGGAGGCGGACGCCTACGTCGCAACCATCGTCCACTACCTCAACGGCGGGACCTTTGAGGACAAGCTGGCCGAGGAGCGGCAGCGTAACCTCGCGGGTCGGGTCGTCAGCGGCGGCTCCGGCGTCCAACCGGACCCGGCAGCGGCGGCCCTCGTCTCGGCCACCGCCGTGGCGCATGAGCTGTTCGGGGATGACGCCCTGGAGCGGTGGCGCGGCCCCATGCCGCCAGATGGTGGGGGAGGGGCGGACTGATGGTTGATCGAGGCTTCGATACGCTTATCGCCGCCGTGGAGCGGTTCAACTCTGCCAATGAAGAAGGCCCGGACCCGGAGGTCCGCTGGCTAACGGGCCAGCTCAAAGAGGTCCGGGCCTTTCTAATGCGGGTCCAGGTCGGGGAGCTAACCCCGGACGAGCAGCGGGCGGTGGGTGAATTCCGGCTCAAAGAAATCGCCTATGCCCGGCACGGCTACGCGGATCAGGTCGCCCGCCTGGACGCCGAGGCCGCTAGCTTGCGGGCGGCCATGGCGCCGCCGGATCACGTGGAGCTGATCGACCCGCCTCCGGGTGAGCCGGCCCTGGTCACCCGGCGTCTAGCTGAACTTGCGCAGCCGGAGCCCGCGCCAGCTCCACCCGACAGGCGGACTGACGAAACGTTCACGGCCGAGGAGCTGGCCAGAGACGTACCGTTTTAACCCGAGGAGAAAAGCAGCATGGACATTCAGGACGTTCACCCCAACACCGCGAAGATGTCGCGGATCATGATAACCATGGCCGAGGCAGCCATATCGTTCTACCGGCACAAGATCGCGCAATGGGAGGAAGTCATCCGCACGTGCTCGGCGGCCGGCGAGGCGGACGCCCTGCCGCGTGACGCGGCGGGCGCCGAGCACGCGACAGCCCTCCGGGTGGCCGGCATCGTGGACGAGGAGGCGTTCGTCAAGGGCGAGTTCGGGGACACGCCGGGGACTGCGGAGAAGCCGCACCCGGCTCTAGCGGCCATCCGAAAGATCGGGGCTGGCGGTGGCTGACAAGAATGATCGGGGCGGCTGGCCGGATGCCAACAATGACGACGGCGCCCCTCCTCGCCGGCCCGTGTGGCCGGTGGTCCTGGTGTGGGCGGTCGTGACCTTTATTCTGGCCATCCTGGTGTTCGGGGTGGCTCAAGACCCGGCCGTGCGCCACCTGATGCACTGACAGGCAAGGGCGGCCCGTCCGAGAGGACCGGGCCGCCCCGGCGTCGTAAGCCCGGAGCTGGTGGAAAGGGCGAGCTAACCTCCAGCTCCCGGCCTCGGCGCGACGGCGAGACTATCACGCGCTATAGTTGGCGCTATGACCGCCGCCAAAGTCTTTTTTCAAGGGCTCGATTATCACTGGCTCACGGCTGCGGAGCTGGCGGCCGGCGTCAAGCCGTGCCGGTTCGGCTTCAAGTGCCCGCGCCAGCCGGGCAACAAGTGCGACGGCCTCTTGATCGTCGGCGCGGACCTCGGCAACGGCGCCGTCGCCCGCCGGGTCCCCGGCCAGAGCAAGCCGGCCATGTGGGATTGGGACGGCAATGTCACAGAGCCCACCTTCTCGCCCTCGATCAACTGCAAGACGCACACGGACGACGGCAAGCCGGCCGCCGGCTGCGGGTGGCATGGCTACATTCAGAAGGGGGAGATCAAGTGATCCGGCTCCAGTTCGCCACTCAAGGCAATCCGGCCGCTTGGATCATCCGGTTCTACGAACACGGGTGGGCGAGCCACGTGGACGCCATCCTGCCCGATGGCCGGCTCATCGGCGCGCGGTGGCGAACGCCGGGCGTGGACGGGCAGGGGGTGACCCGGCGCGGTGGCCTGTTGATCCGGCCGGCGGGTTACGCCCCGTTCTCGCGGACGCTAGTCATGGAGCTGGTGGCCACCCCGGACCAGGAGAAGGCGTTCTATGACTTCCTGATCGGGCAGCTCGGCAAGCCGTATGACTTGACGGCCATCCTCGCCTTCGCGTTCGAGCGCAACTGGCGAGAGAATGATAGCTGGTTTTGCTCAGAAGCCATCACGGCGGCCGTCCAGGGGTGTGGGCTGGTCGCCAAGCTGGTCACTCCGTCGAACCGGGTGACCGTCGATATGTGCATGTTTCTTTGCAGCGCCTTGAGGGCGCACTGAGCGGCCGGAACCGCGACTGTTGCGCGGGTCCGGCCGCCCCGCTTGCTGATCCCTGTCCCGAGAGATAGCGAGTGCCCGTGTATCACCGCCCCACTATATGAGCAACAGAGGATCTTGCTCCCATGATGATGCGCGCCCTAACCGTAGCTGCCCTCTTGGCCTTCGGCACTCCAGCCCACGCCGCCCCCACCCCCACCATGATCGCCGCCGCGTCCGCCAACGTCGGCAACGCTGAAACTGACGTGGACGTTCTCCGCCGGGAGATCATCACGGCGCAGAAGGTCCAGGACGACAAGCTGGACGAGCTGCGGCGGGAGTTTCAGACGTTCTCGGCGCAGAGCCTCATTGACAACAAGAACTCCAATGACGCCCGGCAAGCCATCAGCGAGCGCGTTACGCTGATCGACGGCATCAATGCCAAGGTGGACGGCATCGTCATCAACTCGAATGACTTGAAGGACCGGGTCGCCAAGATCGAAAGCGCCGGCACACCGCTCACGGTGTCGAACGCTGCCAAGATCGAGGCGCTGCAAACGGAAGTGGGCAACGCCCTCGGCCGAGGGCAGGGCGCCGAGTGGCTATGGAACGTCTTGGGGACCGTCATCGGCATCGCGGTCGGTATCGGCTCGGCCTATGCCTTCCTCCGGCGCCCCCGGCTGCCGCTTGAGGAGCGGCATGAGCACGTCGGCTCGGATCAGTAGAAGCGGTGAAAGCCGCCGTGCTGGAGCAAGGCAAACACGACCAGGATGATGACCAGCACCCACACGATGTTGAGCCCGCCGCCGTAGCCGCCGCGCCGATAGCCGGCATAGCCGCCGCCGCCGGTCAGTAGCAGGATCACAACGATGATGATGATTAGGTCCATCAAGGCGCCTTTCGTTTGAGGATGCTGGCGACCTTGACGGCCGCGCCGGCTACGCCAAGGCCCACGGACGCACCGAAGAAGAAGTTGAACACGTCGGCCTCGCGGGTGTCGAACGGCTTCGGGAAGGGCGGAATGTGCCGCGTCCATTCGAGCCAGCCGTGGCCGTCCACGTAGCACCCGGCTCGGACGGACAGGTCATTGACGCAAGTCGGGTTCCAATCTCCCGGAGCCACCCAAAAAGTCCCGATGCCGATAAGCATGGCGTGGACGGCGAAGGGGAAGGCCAGCATGACGAAGATGGTCGCCGCCCACCAAGGGAGCGTGGACACGTTGCTTCTGGCGTTGGCGATGTCGGCGTATTGGGCGCGGAGACGGTCGCCGCGCTCGTTCGCGGCGATCTTCTCCTCGAGGGTTTTGGCGTTGAGCGCGTCACGGTTGGCCGTGTTGATGCCGTCTATGATCTTGCCGAGCGGCCCGGCTCCGAACCACGAAAGGAAAATGCCTAGCAGGCCGCCCATCAGAGGGTCCGCTTGCGGGCGTAGATCGTGATGACGGCCACCAGGACCACGAAGGCGCCGACGTACTCAGGCTTTAGGAGCGCCTGGAGCTGCGTCGAGAGCCCCGTGTCCCCCAGGTAGTCCGCCGCCTTGACGATCAGGCCGCTCAAGGCGCCGAGAAGCATGAGCACCTTGGACCAGAGGATCGTGACGCTCTCCTGTCCGGCTGCGACCATCCGCTGCCAGGGCGTCCCGGTGGCGCGGGCGTAGTCCCGGACGAAGGTCCAGATCAGCCAGACGTTGATGACCAGGAAGACGCCTATCAGGATGGCGGTCATCGTCATTTGCGCACCACGGTCGGGGGTGGAATGAGCGGCCTCGGGACTTGGGCAACCGGAGCCGGCCTGGACAGCATGACGCCTAGCTGCCGGCGGAAGGCGATGGCCAGCCCGCCGAGCGCCACGGCAGCGGCGGGCAACACGTACCAGAGCAGGTCAGGGCTCTGGACGGCCGCCACCGTGGCTGCCACGGCGATCACAGCTCCGGCGCCAGAACCCGCCGCTTGCTTGGGAGTAAGCGGTGGCTTCGGCTTCGGCGCGGGGTGGACCGCTATCGGCTCGGGGAGAAGCGTGGCCGGCGGCGGCGGCACGGGAACACCAGCGACATAGGCGCGGTCTGCCGCAGCCAGGGCGTCATCGAACTTGAGGAAGTAGCCGGAGATCATCGCGGCCCTGTCCGTGCCGTTGACGATGCCACGGGCGCCGTCCGGGTTGGACTTGTTCGGGCCGAAATAGAGGGACAGCTTGCGTCCGGTCCAGATGCCCTCCACGTGGCCGGTCACTGCCACCGCAGCATCAACGACCGGGTCAAGTAGAAGGTCCGGGCGGGCGGTGCAGTCGATGTTGAACCGCTTCGCGACCTTGGCATAGTTGGCGTCCCACGTCGTCTGAACCCGGCCTCGCCCGTAGGCGACGAAGCCGAACTTGCCGACCTTGGCGTAGGCGTAGCCCTGCCGGCGGACGTAGGCAACCGCCTCGGCGTCCGTCTTGGCGAAGCCTTCCCGCACCGGGACCATCATGCGGCCCGTCTCGTGATAGACGGTCGCCATGATGTAGCTGATGAAAGCTCGCGGCCCGGAGGGGTAAGTCTTCTCCCAATAGTCGAGAAGCGCCGCCATGCCGGCCACTTGCTCCACCGACAATGAGCCAGCGAACAAAGTGGCGCGGACGTGATCGAAAAACGTCTTGCGATCTGATGCCATGAACCGCCTTGTATGCCTCTCGCGCGGAGCTGGCAATCTAAGCGGGGAAATTTCAAGCGAGAGGCCGGCGCGGCGCCACCGCCCTCTCGTCTAATTGAGAGGGGAGCTACCACCCTAGCGCCCGTCTTGGATTGACGCGCTGACGGGGCTCCCTGTAGGTTCGCCCGGTTCACTGGAATAAGGGAAACCTCGGCCGGCAGCGATGCCGGCCTTTTTTCATGGCTCGCGTGAGCAAAAAAAGGGCGGCCCCGAAGGACCGCCTCTCACTTGACCCTGATCGTCAGGACGTTCCCCGTCCGGCGGACCTTGACCCTGGTGACGCCGTCAACCAGCGCCGCGACCACGCTCCACTCGCGGGCGCGGATTTTGCGGTCGAACTCCGGCCGGCGGACTACTCGGTTGATAACCCGCTTCATGCTGTTCTCCTCAGTAGTCTCCACCGGGCATGAGCCCGATGTCCATTTCCTCGCCGGTCACCGCGTAGACGCTGCCACCGTTGAAGATGGCCGGGTCATAGGTGGCCCGCTTGGTGGCCTCGCAACGGTCGCAGACGCGGCAGAGCGGGATGCCCGCCGCGTCTTTGATCCACCATGAGCCGTCGTGCTTGGTGTGCGCCTTGCAGGCTTTCGAGATAGGTTTCATGCTGGTGTCTCCTCTGGCAAGCCGGCAGCCACCGGGCCGCCGGCTTCGAGCGCCGCACATGCGAGGCTCACATAGACCGGGATGCCTTGGCGCTGCCATGCGCGGATGCTGTTGCGACCGCACCCCAGGCGGGTAGCAGCGTCAAGGTCACTCCACCCCATGCGCTCAAGCCACGCGGTGAACACGGCGCCGGGGATGCGGGGTGCTTTTTTCACAGCTTGCTCTCCTCTGGCTGGTCCGTGCCGTATAGCGCCCGGAGGAAGGCTCGGCCCTCGTCCGTGATGCCGGCGGTCCCTTGACCGGGCGGATAGTGGGTGAAGATAAGGCCGCGCTCGCGCATGGTCTTGATGGCAGAGGTGGCCACGCGGTGGCCGGTCCCGCTCATGAACCACTGCTCGGCGCGGCCGTCCGGTGACCGGCGGCGATCCGCTTGTGCTCCGCGTGCCATCTCGACCAGCCGGGTGATGGCGTGCTTCGACAGGCGCACCGTCTCCGGCTGGTCACTGACCGCCCACCGGGTGCCCTCGTCTATTAGGAACGCCCGCTCGCCCGGCTTGAGAGGCGGGCGGCCTATGTGGATTTCGTGAGCTGCCAGCTTGCGGCCCACAGCGTCACTGTCCTCGCCTTGGCCGAGGTAGTACGCGTCAGCGCCTCGGCGGCTGAAAAAGTAGGGAGTGCCTACCATGATAGTCATGACGGTTCCTTTCGGTTGAGGATCTCGACTGGCGCCTCTGGCGGCCATAGCGTCGAGCCCGGAAGGCGCTGGACGCCCCGGAGCTGACGCCTGGACGCTTCGATGATCCAATCGCGTGGGTTGACGCTCTGCGCCTTGATTTCATCTGGCCAGCGTGGCCAAACTTTCGAGGCGGGGTTCATGGCGTGCTGGACCTTGAGAAGGTCCGTCGCCATCAGTGGACGGGTGCTCATGGGTGTTCCTTTTCAGGCGGCCATTGCCGCCGCGCATTCGGGACCGATCCCCCGCTCCAGGCTCTCCGGCACGGTGAGCTTGCGGCCACAACGGCCGCAGCGCCCCTCATGCCAGAAGTGCATCTGGTCCAGGTGCTCGGCGTTCCCACTGGTCAACGCGTACCAGAACCACCGGAAGGCTCGCGCGCTTGGCGCGTCCCTCGTGATCCTGGACTTGCGCCCATGGGAAAACAGGTGCGAGGGCGTGTTCGCCACGGTCCCCAGGTAAGCGTAAGCGTTCTCATTGTCGGCGCCGGTTAGGACGCTCACAAAGAACAGTTGCCGCTTGTCGGGCTCAAGGCGGACACGGTACGTGAACCGGCGGGTGCGGCCCTCAAGGGTGAAGGTCGCGTTGCCGGCCAGTGCGAAGGCCAGCATGTCTCCAGGCTGGCTCACGGTGCGGCGGGGTGGGGGCGTCGCTTCTAACGCCTCCAGCTCCGGGACCAGGGCGAGGGCGCTCATGGTCATGACTTGTCGAACAGGCGGTCCAGGACGGTGAAGTCACCGCCCATCAGCCGGTTCGCCAAGTCTTTGACCTCGGCGCGGTGGCCCCGGTTCTTGGCGCGAACGGCCGCGTTGTGGGCGTCCATTTCCGCCGCGCTCGTGAAGCCGAACACGCGGGAGACAACCTCATTGAAGGCCGCCGCCTCGGTGGCCGCCTCAACCTCAAAGCCGCCGCCCACCTTGGCGTTGATCTTGCCGTGGTAGCGGCCAGTGTCGGCGTGCCGGTAGACCCGGCCCACCCAATGCTTGCCGTTCATGATCTTCTTGAACGGATAGCCGTGATCGACCAGCCGGTAGATGTTGCTGTTGCTGCTCATGATGGTTCTCCTGGGGACAGGGTTTAAGGTCAGCGGTTGATGACGGGCGGCCGTGCCGGTGTGCCCGTCATGCGGAACGTCCCGACCGAGTTGCCAAGGGCGTCCCGGAGGATGCCATCGGCTCGGCCAAGAAGGACGCAATCGGCCGCCACCTTGAGGATGCGCGCAACCTCTGCGTCGCGGTCACCCTCAAAGGCGGCGTTGTCGGTGTTGATTTTCAGGGTGAACATTGCAGCTCCTCAGATGCGGGGACCAGGGCGCCGGGCCTTGACCACCTTGACCACCCGCTCCGGGGTGGCGACGGCGGGCGTGCCGTGTCGGCCGCCCATGTTGAGCACCCACCCGGCCGGCCCGAGCATCACGGCCTTGCCCGTGCGCTCTTGCCCGTGCGGGGTAAGGATGGTGACCCGGTCGCCGGGTCCGATCTTGTCGAACATTGCAGTCTCCTCAGTTGATGACCTTGAAGCCGGCGTGGGCAATCACCATCGGTGCGCCGATGCCGGACAGGTTCCACCCGAACACGGCGGTCCACCGCCCTGCCCGGTTGCGAACGATGATCGGGCGGGCTTCCGCCAGCCCGATCTTGGTGAGCGCCCGGTTAAGCCGCGCCTCAGTGGCGTAGGACCGGGCAGTGTCAATGTCGGTGACCATGGGACCTCACTTGATGCCGGGGTACATCTTCGCCATCAGGGCGTTGATGTTCGCGGTCTGGTCGGGGCGCCGTTGCGGAGCCGCGACGCGGGTTAGAAGGAAGCGGGGAGCGGCGCCGCCGCCACCCCAAAAGCGCCCGGCCGATTGCAGGGCGTTGACGGCCTCGATCCGCTCGTCCAGCTCCGGCAGCACGTCTGCCAGCGGGATAGCGGACCCGGTAAGCGTCTCCTCGCCGGCCGGACTGATTTCGTAGATGTTCACGTGGATCATGGCGTCACCGGTCGGCTTTGACCATCGCGCGCCAGAGCGCCGGGTCAACGTTGCAGCGGTCATACGCGCGGCCGGCGTCGTCCGGCCACGCCGCGATCATCTCGCTCTGACACGCCTGGAAATCGAGGTCTTTATGGTACGCGTTGGCCAAGGCGCCAATGACCAGCGCCGCGACGGCCAATCCGAGGATCGTCTTAAAAACACGCACGGGGTTTCTCCTCAAAGGTTGGCCAGGACGGCCTTCGCCGTCTTGGCGGCAGTGCGCAGCCCGAAGGCGTTGCGCTCTACCAGGGTGCGCCGGATCAGGCGCTTCAACTGCCGCCGGTCGCTCTCGACCAGCGTCAGGGTCCGGTTCCGCTCCAGCTCCGCGCGGTCCTGGTCAACCGTGGCCAGGGTGGGCAGGTAGAGGAGCTTGACCCACCGCCGGCCCACCGTCAGCACGGTGAACCGGCGAAAGCCGCAACCGACCGCCGCGTGGTCTAGCCACACGGACACCCGGTCGCCGCCTTGCAGGGTCCTCATAGGTCTGCCAGCCAGTGGTAAACGTGGCCGGACTTGCGAACCTTCCCGGTCTGGACCAGGGCGGACATGATCTGCTCGAACTGCCCGAGCGACATCTTGTCCATGACGGCGGAGTAAAGGACGCCGCCGGGTGCGCCAACCTCGCCGCCGGCTTTCACGGCGTCGATGAAGATCTGGAGGATTGTGCGGAGCTGCCCCGACTGGTTGGCGAGGGCCGCAGTAACGCGAGGGGTGTTCAAGGGAGTTTCCTTTCGGGGGACAGGGTTAAGGTTTCGGCGCCGGGGCTCAAAGTGTCCCCGGCCGCCACGGTGGCGCCGCCATCCGTTCGGGCCGCAGCGTGCGGCGATTGCATCAGTGAGCCGGCTCGCACGGGTGACCACCCGGAGCGGTTCCAACCCGGCCAGCATTTTCGTGCGGGATGCGCCGAGCCGGCTCGCTGATGCAATCATGGCCGGGCATTGCCGCCCGGCCCTGGTTTAAGTGGAAGGGATCAAACCGGCCAGTTACCGGCGCTTGCCGCTGGCGGGTGGTCCTTGATGCAGTGAACCGGGCGGAAACCGTCCGGCTTTATTTGCTACCTTGGCAGGCCCTAGCGCGCTGGCCAGTCGCGCGATGTTGCGCGGCACTCACTCCAGGGGGGGCTTGTCTTGCGCGGCACCATTGCTGAGGTCTTGACGCCTCTTTCTAGGGTGGTGTGCCCGCACTCCCTACCTATGGGCGGTGGGAGTGATGCCGGTGAACTTTGGAGTTTCGGGGGGAGGTTTTTGGTGGCCCCGCTTGCCCTTGCTCCACTCCAGATATATGCACGGATTTGTGCATTTGCAATAGGCCCGCCGAATTTATTCACTGATTTGTGCATTTGGTACGCCTTGCCCCGTTCCGTGGTGATCCGCTGCAACCATGGGAATGACAATGGAATTGCAATGGCAGATCGCGTGCCCTGGTCCAGGCGGAGCCCGGTTCTCCCCGCTCGGGATGCCCCGCCCTGCCCCAGGCCCGCGCGGTGACGCGTCGGCCGGCGTCCAGCTAGGCTAGTAGCTGGCCACTTGAACAGACGCGCGTGGGACGTTTTAGTAAATTCTGCCCGTGTGCCCCGCTGCAATGCAGCCAGAGGAATTCGCGATCAGCCGGGAAAGTTGGAGCCCGCGTCGGTGGGAATGAGGTTGCCGGCGGTCGCGGCGTCCGCGAAGTCCAGCGCCCGGCTGTCCGTCCCGGCGCCGCCGCCCGGTTGCTTGAGCAGCATCGAGGTCTTGAAGCCGCTCGCCCGGTCCAGGGTGTGGGTCACCCCGTCGATCCGATAGCTGCCGTCCACCCCGTCGCGCGTCCCGGTCACAACGCACGTCCCATCGGGAACGGCGTCAACGTTGCCCTCAATGGTCACCGTCCCGGTGCCCTCGTCGTGAATGGACGTGGACGCGTCGCTCTCGGCTTGCATGTCCGGCTCGGTGGTCGCCGGGTCCCCGCCACCAGCTCCGCCGGCCGTCGCTGCCCCGCCGCCGGCAGCGTCGGCCGCCGCGACCCGCGCGGCAGCATCCCCGCCGGCCGCTCCGGCGGCGTCCGCTGCGGCGTTCTGCTCACGCTGCAACGGCGTGAACGAGCCGTCTGTGCCCGCCTTCTGCGCGGCCGTCATCCCCGGATCGGCGGGATGATGGGCCTTGAGCCAGCGGTGGGCATAGACGGCGTTAGCGTTGGGGACCGCCCGCCGCTTGACATCGACCGTCGTGCCCTTGAGCCGGTCATAGTATCGCGCGATGGCTGCCCCGAACGCCGGCCGCCCCGCCTTGGGCACGATTTCCCAGGTGTGCAGGTTGTCGCCCCAGGCGGCCGTCACGGACCCGGCCAAGGTCCCGGTCCTCGCGGTGATCTGCGCCTGCCCGCCACTGACCTTGAAGTTGCCGCCGATCTCCCGCGCCAGCCGCTCCCCCAGGTGCAGGAAGCTCTCGTCTGCCATCGCGACATAGGGTCGAACGATGCTGCCGAGGCCGGGATCAATTTTGACGCCCATGATGCCAGCCACCTTGCCGGCTTCCTCGAGGATGCTCTTGATCGGCTTGTTGTCGAAGTGCCGCTGTTGCGGTTGCTTCGCCGGGCCGGCGGTGTTGAATGAGTGCGCCGTGATCCGCAGCGTCCGCCCGCCACCCCGACCGCCTATAGACATGACCTTGTCGATGTTGCCGGAGAAGACTTCGCGGATGCCGCCCTCTTTCCAGCCGAGGGATATGACACACGCCGCGTTCCCTCCGGGCAGAAGCACGCGGCCATAGCTGTCATCAATCACGATGGTCGCCGTGTCCCCGTGGGTGCCCACGTACAGGTTGACGGCAATCGAAATGAGAATGTCGCCGACGTTCCCCGTGATGTTGGTGCCGCCGACGTTGACGGAGAACGCCGCTTGGCTCATGAGCCCGGCGGCCAGAGCTGGAGCGTGGGCAGGATGATGACCGGCCTCGGCGCGTCTATCGGCAGCTTGAACACGGTCCCGAGCGGAAGGATCGGCCCCAGGTCCGCGAGGCCATAGTTGCCGTCATAGACCCGCTCCGCGAGCCCCGGCATGTCCCGCTTGAACCGGCGCCAGATGATCTTGCTGACGGTCAGATCCTCGCCGGCAATGGTGACTGTCTCAAAAACCGTCGTCATCTGAGGAGCCCGGATATGATCGAGTAGAACAGGCCGGCCGCCGGCTTGCTCGCCCGCTTGAGGGCGATGTCCACCGCGATAATGGCGCCGATGGCGTGACGGTCCAGATAGGTGTTCTTCTCGGTGACCTTCTCGATTGCCACCCACCCGAGCGGAACGCCGTCACCCCTCATGAGGTATTGCGGCAGCCCTGAGGATCTTGCCGCCTGGAGCTGGTCCAGGTCCGGGAGCCCGCCGAAGCGAACGGGGAACAGCTTCGCCTGGAGGTTCCACCGCTCTATCGCCGCGCCGACAAACTCCAGCGGTGGCATGACGCCGAGGACCGGCTTCTCCACCCAATCCCCGGAATGATCGTGGTCATATTCCGTGATGTTGAACGGGGCGACCTGAAACTTGACAGGGCCGAGCTGCATGAGCACGGGCGCTTACTCCTCGACGCGAGGCGGCCAGTCCCAAAACCGCTCTTTGTCCGTCTGCGAGCGGTGCGGGACCTTCGTCTCGATGAAGTCCCTGCCAAGCGGCGGGCTCACCTTGAGGTGGACGGTGAGCCCGGTGTCATCAGCCAGTGCGGTCACCAGGGCCGCATAGGGTTGATGCTGCCCGGCGTCGTGAAAGTGGACGGTGCGGGCGATTGAGGCTTTAGCGGTCAAGGCGCTCTCCCTGGTTACGTGAAGCGAAGGCCGGTGTCAGAGTACACCCCTTGGAAGGTGTCCGTCACATACTGGTTGAGGCTGCCCCGCACCGTGTTGGCGATGTCCTCGGGGTTGCCGAAGTCCCCATAGAAGTTGAGGGTCAGACTGACGCCCTCGACTGACGTGTGCATGGTGGACGGGCCGCCCTCGCCGCCGCCGGCCGTCACCCCGCCGGCGAGCCCCGAGCCGCCTCCGGCGCGGCCGCCACGGCCGCCGACGCCACCAGGGCCGCCAATGGACGCGAAGGCGTGCGACTTGCCGGCGCCGTGGGAGTAGTCCGCTATGTTCGGGCCGACGTCGCCCTCTTTGTAGGCGTCCCTCCAGGCCCGCGCGGAGCTGGCGAGCCCCGGCCCCATGCCTTGGGCGATGCCACCGCCCGGCCGCTGGACCAGGGCCTCAAGATTGGCTGACATCTGCCCGGCCTCGCCTCCCCGGAGCGCCCGCCGGAAATTGGCGCGCTCGTCCGAGCCGCCGTACTTCACAGACCCGCCGGTTCGCTCCAGGTTGTACCACTCGGCCTGCATGTGCGGATCGTCCCACTTGCGGTTAGTCGCGGCGGCGAAGCGCAGCATCCCACCCTTGCGGTCGGATGAAAGCATCTGGAACAAGCCGGTCGCGCCTACCGAGTTGACCACGCCCGGCCGCATGGTGCTCTCGCCCATGGCGACGCCGGCCGCTGCCGCCGCCTCGTCCTTCGTCCAGCCGAGCTTGATGAGGTCCGCCATGACGCTGGCGCCCGTCACGTGCCCCTTGGGGAAGATGCGGCCGGACACGTCCGGCACGAACGTCTCCGCCCCCTTCTCGCCCACCATGTAGCTCTGTCCGGCATAGACCGGGCCGCCGGCAGCACGGCCAGGGAGAGCGCCGAAGGTCCCGTTGGGCAGCAAGTGGACGCCGCCCGTCTGCGGCATGTTCGGCACGGCGTGGACGCCGCCGGGGTTCATGATGGCGTCCTTGGCGGCTTGGGCGAGGCTGACAGCCGCGTCCGCAATGCCCTGGAGGATGCCGGTCACAATGGCCTTGCCCCAGGCGATGCCGACATCGACAAACTTGCCGGCCATGGCCACGAACGCCCGGATGACGCTGCTCAAGTCGATGCCGGTCAGCCCCTTGAAAATGTCGTTTGCATAATTGAGAACGTCGAGCGCGAGGTTGGCAAACGCTTGGCCGAGGTCGTAAATAAAGTGATGCAGCCCGAGGAACGGGTTGCCGGTGAAAATCTCTTTCAGGTCCTTGGAGAGCTTGTCCCAACTGCGGTAGATGGCGACGGCCGCGAAGACGACGACGCCCACCAGGGCGCCGACTGCGAGCACCGTGGTGCCCATGAGCCACGCCAGCCCGGTGAGCGCGAGCTGAATAGGTAGGAGCGCCAGCTTCAACGCCTCAAAGGCCAGCACCGCGCCCCGGAAGGCGTAGTTCGCCAGAGACGCGCCAATGCTCAAGACCACGAAGCTGGCGGCCACGCCGAGGAGGATGCCGGTCGCTTCCGGGAACTTCTCGACCAGACGGGTGGCTGCGTCTATGAGCGGCCCCAGGGCGCCGCTGGCTTGCCCGAGGACCTTGACCAGCCCGGAGCCAAGGGCCGCCGTGAGGTCCTTCACGGAATTCATGAACTTGTCGATGGCAAAGCCGGAGGTCGCGATCTGCTTGGCGAAGGCGTCTTGCGCGGCCGACGCGCGGGCCGGGTTCTGGAGCTGGTCCAGCGTCTCGGTGAAAAGCTGAAAGTTGCCGATGCTGTCCGCGATGCTCTTGCTGGCGCCCCGGACGCCCGCGCCGAACAGGTGCGTCAACGCGGTCGCCAGCAGCTCCTTGTTCTGCATCTGCGCGAGGTGACCAATGAAGTCTTGGATCGTGCCGATGGCGTCCTTCTGCATGGACGCCGCCAGCCCTTCGGCGGAGAAGCCAAGCTCCTCAAGGTACTTCTTTTGATCCTTGGTTGCGCCGGAGCCGGCGGTGAGCACCTTGGTTAGATAGCTCATCGTGGTCGTGGCTTGTCCGGTTGAAAGCCCGGTCCGCTCGAAGGCCGCCCCCAGGGCCGCCGTCTCGTCGGTGCTCAAGCCGGCGATCTTGTTGAAGGCGCCAACCGTGCGGACTATCTCGATAAGGTCCGCTGCCGCTACGCCCGTCTTGTTGTGCAATAGCGTCGTCGTGTTGACTAGGCTGGTCAGCTCCTGGTCGCTTAGGTTGGCCGCGTGCTTGACCTCAAGAAGCTGGCTCGCCAGCTCCCCCGCCGGCACGTTTAAGGCGATGGCCCACTTGCCGAACTGGACCGTCATGTCCTTGATCCGCTCCAGCGGAACGCCGCCGGAGTAGAGCGTGGCGTACATCTTCGCCAGCTCCGGCTCAGCAATGCCGAGCTGTTGCGAGATGCCGACGATTTCGTCACGGATGCCACGCATGGTCACCGTGCCGCCGATCAGGCCGAGGCGCTTCTGCAAGTCCACCAGGGCGCCCTCAAACTCGCGGGCGGCTGCGACCGGCTCCTTGATGGCTTCTTTCAAGATGTAATAAGAGCCGATAGCGCCGAGGAGGTTCTGTTGCGCCTCTTGCATCCCCACGAAGGCGGACTGGACCCGGCCGAGCTGAGTGGCGAACGCGCTGGTGTGCTGGACCGCTGCCGGGCCGCCAATGGTTTGCGCGGCCGTCCCCATTTTGTTGAGCGCCGCAGTGACCTTCTCGGCCGTCGCGGTCACTTGGTCGATCAGTTGGATAACCAGGGCAGAGGTCAGCTCAGCCATCGGGGTTCTCTCCCGCTAGAACTCGGGACAGCCGGACGGCTTCCCGGTGCATTCGGATCAGCCGCTCAAGCGGCTCCCGCCGGAGCGCGGGATAGGGCGTCGCCAGAAAGTGCGCCGTCTCCGCGACTATGGTGTCCCCGTACCTAGCCCAAAAGGCGATCAGCTGGTGGACGCCTATGATGTCGGCGGAGCTGCCGCCGTGGCCTGTAGCCCTTGCAACAAAGGGCCGATAACGGTCGCTATGCCGGAATAGTCCTCCGGTGTCAGACGGCCGAGAAGATCAAAAGGCTCGTCGCAGAGGACCGCCATCAGCCGGCGCGTGTCCCGCATGGTGACCTTCTGGCCGGGCAGCATCTTTCCGGTGTCCAGGTCGAACTTGATGCCCAAGTCATCAACCAGCGTCTCGATCATTTCGATGTCCAGGCGCGGAGCGAAGGTCAACGTGGTGACCGTCCGGTCGGCGTCCTGGAGCGGAGTTTTAAGCGTGTAAGTGACTGGCGCGGTGGCCATGGTTTTCGCCCTTTCCCTGAAACAGCACCGCCGGCCAGTCTCTCCACGAGCCCCGGCCGGCGGCCTCCTACCGTGCGCTTGATGGGCGCGTGGTGTCTCTAGGCCGCAGCGGCCGGGATGCGCAAGATGCGGTTGGCGTCCGCCTGCTCGTCCACCCCGTTGACCCGCCACGCGTTGAGGAAGAAGTCCCAAAAGACTTTTTCCTTGCCGTCGAACCATATCTCGTAGTGGACGACTTCATTGAGAGCGTAGTCGTGCTCCAGCTTGTTTCCCCGCGTGAAGGCCCCAGGGTCCAGCTTGCCGAGCTTCGCCTCAAAGATGGCCTTGGCCTCGATGTTGAGGCCAGTCCGCAAGTCCTCGACCACACCATAGGCGGTGTAGATGTTTTTCTTCTTGCCGCTCAAGCCGAACTGGATCAACAGGTCCGGGTCATAGCCGGCCAGCTTGAAGGTCGGCGTGAACTTCTGGATGCCAACCTCGATCTCGACCGCCACCTTCGACCCGCCGGGGTGATGATCGACGTGGATGGCCTGCAACAGCGGCAGCTTCAACTCGGTGAGCGTCAGATGCTTGCTGTTGGTAGGGTCGGCATCGCCGCAGAACAGGTTTGCGGCGGTCATCATGTAAACGGTGTTCGCCATGGGTCAGCCCTTTCGAGGTTGCGGCCGAGCCTACGCGGCGGCCTGGAGGTCCACTTGTGCCATGAGGTCGGTCATCAGAGTGTCCAGGGCCGGCCGGTATCTCGCGGACTTGATGCCGATCAACCGCAGCACGGGCGGTTCCTCGGCCGCGAAGTCGATCATGAAGTGCCCCAGGCGCAGCTCCTCAGGCGAGTTTTCATCCTTGGTGAAGCTGATCCGGTAGCCAAGAATGTCGTTGTCCGCTTTGAGGTCCCGGAGGATGAACGCCATGGTGTTGACCACGGCTTGGATCGCCTGCCCGGTGATGTTGAAGCGCCCCAGGTAGTAGCGGAGCGTCCTCAGATAGGCGAGGTGGATAAAGTCCCGCCCGCGAACCTCATGGTAGAACGTCCATAGCGGGTCTTCGCTGCAAGTGTCGGTCCCGACGTAGATGAAGCCGCCGGACGCAATGGCGTTCTCGACACCCATTTCGCCCCGGACCACGATCCCGCCGTTGGCGGCGAGGAGCACCTGTCCCTCGGTGGCGCCGTCCAGAAGGTTGAAGTCCACGTCCCGGTTCGGGCCGACGATGTTCGCCAGCGGCCGGTTGGCTGCGGAGTGGAACGGCCGCCCGGCGTTCTCGAAATCAACCGAGACGATCTGGCCAAGGACGCGCGGGCTCATCGGCTTGATGTCCGCATAGATGCCGAACTTGACCGCCATGGCGCACGGGATGATCCGCTTTGAGGAGATCGTCTGCCGCCACGCCTGATAGGTTTCGATGCTGTCAGACGGGCCATCGACAACCGCAACGCCGAGAAGCCGGTTGAGGATGCCGTCCAGGGCCGCGACGATGACGTTGGCGTCCGCCAGCCCGGAAGTCACGGCTACAACCACGTCGAAGCCATCCCCGACGATGAACTCCGTCCCGCCGGCCGCTATCGTGAAATTGATCTGGCCGGTGTAGGCGACGCCCTCCGTCGCGTTGGCGCCCATGGTCGCGTCCGGCCGGCGCACGCTGAACACGCCACCGCCGGCAGGGACCGCCGGAGCGGCGGTCACCACGAAGACGGAACCGAGCACGAAGTCCGCCGAGCCGTCATTGATCGTGAACTTGATGTCCCCGTTGAACGGCGTCCCAACCGCGACCACGCCGCGCGTGATGCCGTCCGGGTCCTCAACCTGGAAGGTCCCGCCGTTGACGCCCGTCGCGATGCAGGTCAAGCGCCAGTCCCCGAGCTTGGCGTTGCCGACCGCCGAGGGGGCGGCCATGGTGATCGTGCCGTTGCCGCCGCCGGCCACTGCGGCCGAGGTCGCGGCGGCTGCCCCGCCGATGCAGCGGACCTGATAGGTGCCCGGCTGGACGCCAACCCCGTGGGAGCCGTCACCCGCGACCAGGGTCAAGAGCCCGGTCCCGGTGTTGCCGCCGGCCTTGGGACCCGACGTGACTAGGACCGTTCCCGGCTCAACCAAGTGCTGGACCGTGTAGCCGGGGACGCCGATCAGGCGCGGAATGACGCCAAGCGAGACGCCGGCCCTGAGAAGCCCATAGATCCCAGAATACACGTCCTCATTGCCGAGGACGTTGGCCAGCTCCACGTCCGGGTCAACGTCTGCCGCGACCCGCACAATCACGGTCCGGGCGGCCACTTGAAAATCCGCGAGCTGGTCGTTGACCGCCTGGACGGCGTCAAGCAGGGTCCCGCCGGTCCCGAGCGACAACTGCATCGCCGCGTCGTTCGAGAACATGTGAACCGGAACGTTGAGTGGAAACTTGGACGGGTCCGCATTGGGAGCCGTGCCCACCAGCCCGACAACGCTCATGTCGGAATAGATAGCCGGGCGTGCTTCTTCCGGTACGCTCTCGATGGTAAAGCCGAAGGTGGGCTGCGTCATGAGGTTTCTCCGCCGGGTTGGTCGGGACGCTCGCGCGCCACCGCTTTGTCAATGTCCTTGATAACGCCGCTCGCCGTCTGCGACGCGATGATGTTCTCCGCCTTCTGCCGTTGGTTCCAGACCGTCATCTGGTCCTTGTCCGGCGTCCAGGTGAAGACGCCATCGACGATCTCCGCATACTGCGGCTTGCCGTCCGCTCCGCTGCGCATGATGTAAAACGGCATGGGCTCTCGCTCCTCAGAAGCTCAACGGTGGGGTGGTCAAATCGAGCTCCAGAGCAGTGGTTGCGCGGAGCCTCAGGATGAAAAGCGGGACCGGCTCGGTGTCATCCGTCATCACCCGGATTTCGCGGACGAAGTGGTCCCCGTCCGGCACTATGGGCGTCACCGCAATGCTGCCCACGCCATCCGCGAGGACGGTCTGCAAGGTGGTCGAAAGGGTGGCTGCCATGGGGTGACCTTACTCTCCAGCGGCCGGCCTGTCATCGGCCGGCGGTTTCAGGGCGTCCAGCTCCCGCGTCAGCGTCGCGAGGCGCCCGCCCAATTCCGTGTTGATGCCCCGCTCCGCCATCAGCGCGGCCTCCAGCGCCGCGAGCCGCATGGCGAAGGTAGCCGCCCGCTGCGCCATCATGTCCCGCTGGATGGTGAGCTCGTTAATCAGCGCCTGGATCGGCGGCGCGAGCTGCGGCGCGGGAGCCGGCGGCAAGGCGCCGTGGCCGTTTACTTTTTCACTCACCTGATGCCTCTCTCTCAAAACGCTGCGAACATGCGGCCTTGACCGCCCTGGACCGTCACCGGCCCGACCATCGTCACGCCCAACGAAGAAATGAACGGCCCGTTCGCCCCGCCGCCATAGGTAAAGGCAAGGTCACAGTCGTCTAGAGCATTGAGCGTGTCCGTGTTCGTCACGTCCTCAAACCACCCACTTGTCGCTGCCGTCAGAGTGACCGTCTGCAAGGCCGCTGCGGCGTTCTTGCGAAACTTCAGTGTTCCGGGGCTGCTCTCCTGCGTCCCCTGCACATAACAACGCATGTTCTTAAAGGACGCGGGAAAAGGAACCTGTGCGCGAGCACCGCTTTCGGTGGTCAACATCGTCCCGCCGCCCGTCGAGCGGCCTCCGATATATGTGTAGAAATTCGCTCCAGCGCCTGGGGGAAAGCCCGTCTGCCCGATTAAGTCGATGCTCTCGTTGTTCGATGTTATGAGAATTCCAACTCGGCTCAACGCTAGACTGGCCGTGCCTGTCAGCGTCACAACTCCCGCGCTGATAAGATCACCGGACGCGACCGCATCAGTGTGCGTGGTGTCCTCAAAAAGCCCCGACGCTGTGCTGCCAATCGTCAAGACTTGTGCGCCGATAACCCCGCCCTTGCGATAGTTGATCGTCGTCGTCGTCGTGCGGGCATTTGCATGGACAAAGGCTTGAAGATGTGACGCTGTACCGGCCGCGCGCATTTTGGATTGGACATTAGCTTCGGTCGTAATAATATCGGCCGACCCGCAGACCGCCCCTCCAAACGACTGGTAGCGGGTTGATGATGCGGTCGTGATAGCCTCGCCAGCTCCCGACGCGCCACCGGACACGCTTTCCAAAAACGATACTTGGGCGCCGGTCGGATCAAACTCTGCCGTGATCGTGGCCGGCTGGCCGTTCGTGTCATTCCAGCTCCAGCAAAAATCGTCGCCGGCTGCGAGAGTGTCCGCGTTCACCGTGTCGCTGAAAAAACCACTGCTCGACGTGTTGATCGTCACCGTCAGATTGCCATTCGCGCCGTTCTTGCGGCTGAGGACAGTGATGCCGCCCGCCGTCGTCGCGGCCGTCCGAACGCAAAGGTTCCGCACCGTGCCCGGCGCGCGAACCCGATATTTCATGTCGGCTTCGACTGTGCCGTTCGTCTGCTGATCGACGTTCGAGCACCCGATGCCGGCAAAAACGACCGCGTTCGCTTTGCTAGTGCCGGGGCTAGCCAAGAGCAGGGATTTAGACACGCGCGACGCTCACCTTGTGTCCTAGCCAAACGCTCGGCCACGGCTTTTCTAGCGGGTGCGAAGTCAGCGCCTCCCACTTGGCGGCGAAGGCGTCAACCTTGTCAGCCGGCATATCGGGGTGCGGGATGATGTGGATCGTCCTCGCAGCGTCCATGTGCCAGTCATGCTCGGTTACATCGAGGACCGGCTTCCCGTCCGCTCCAACGTGCTCTTGCGTGAGCAGCGTGAGCGCGACGTTCTTGACGTAGTTCTCCCCTGCCACGCCTTCCTCGCTATGCGGCGCGTGATGCGCGCAGCGGGTCACCAGCCTGTGCTCGACGAAGACGCCGGGCTTGGTCCGCTGCGGATCGTCTTCATACTCGAACGTCTGCTCGAAGGTGCATCCGCACGTATCGGGCGACCACTCTTGCTTTGATCGAAACGTTTTCATCTTTAGATGTTCCCGACTTGCGCGACGTAGTCCCATTTGCTGTCCGCGCCGTTATACTGAAAGGCGAGATACATGGTCTTGGAAAGAACCGTCGTCGTCGGCAGCGCGAGGTCGGTGCCGGCGCGATAGCCGCCCGCGCCTGAGTTGAAGGCCAAGGTCTGCGCCGTGGCGTTGTCCTTGATCCGGATACGAAGGATCTCGCCGTCCACGGGCGAGCCGGTCGGCGCGGCGAAGGTCGCCCCGGCCGCCAGCGCCGTCAGCTCATAAAGCTCGTCTGTGTCACAGTTCGGCCCCGGTGTGGCGGATGACGCCACTGAGGTGACAACCTTGGCGAGACGCCTCCGGGCGAGGGCGGACAGGCCCGTCTCCGCCCATGTGTCAACGCCGGTCGTGTAGGCGAGCTTATTGGCCGCCGTCCCGAGGAGCGCAATCGAGAGGAGCGTGGCGTCGTAGACCTGGACGTTGGTTCCGGGGACCAGGGTGAGCGCGGTCTGCGCTGCCGCCACGCTGGCGGCGCCCACGAGGGACCGGCCGAGGGCGTTGAACGTGGCCTCTGCCCACGTATCGACGCCCGTCGCATACGCCACCTTGTCCGCACCCGTGCCCAATAAGGCAATCGAGAGCAAGGTGGCGTCATAGGCTTGCACGTCCGCCCCGATGGCGACGCCTAGGGTGGACCGCATGGCGGTCGTTGACGCCCCTGAAAGGAAGGTCCGCGCGGTCGCCCCGACCGCCAGCTCCGCCCACGTATCGACCCCGGTCGTGTAGATCATCTTGTCCGTCGCCGTCCCCAGGGCGGCAATGGCGGTCAAGGTGGCGTCGTAGACCTGGACGTTGGTGCCCGGCGTAAGCGAGAGCGTGCCCTGGACCGCCGCCACGTTGGCGCCCGCGACAATCGACCGGCCGGTGGCGGTGAACGCCGCCTCGGCCCATGTGTCTATCCCCGTGGTGTAGGCCAGCTTGTCGGCAGCCGTCCCGAGAGCCGCAATCGCCGTGAGGGTGGCGTCATAGGCTTGGGTGTAAGTCCCCGGCGTCAGAAGCAACGTGCCCTGCATGGCCGAGGCGCTGCCGCCGGCAATCAAGGTCCGCCCGACAGAGGACAGGCCCGTCTCCGCCCACGTATCAACGCCCGTCGTGTAGGCCAGCTTGTCAGCGCCGGTCCCGAGGAGCGCGATGGAGAGCAAGGTCGCGTCATAAGCCTGGACATCGGTGCCGGGGACCAGGGAAAGCGTCGTCCTCTGCGCTGCCGCGCTGGCTCCGCCCACCAGAGCTCGGCCGGCGGCCGTGAAGGCGGCGATGTCAGCCGTCCCGCTCCCGGTGTAGTACGGGACGCGATCCGCCGCCGAGACTAGCCCACCAAGCGGGGTGAGCCCGGCGCCATAGGCTTGGACGGCGGAGCCTATCCCGAGCCCCAGGAAGGTGACTATCGCCGCTGCATTGGCCGCCGCCAGCACAGAGCGCCCCGCTGACGTGACTGACGCTTCCGCCCATACGTCCACCCCGGTCGTGTAGGCGAGCTTGTCAGCGCCCGTCCCCAGGGCCGCCAGGGACGTGAGGGTCGCGTCAAAGACTTGGACATCGGTTCCGGGGACCAGCCCGAGCGTCGTTCGCTGCGCCGCCGCGCTGGCGCCCGCCGCTATGGCCCGCCCGGCGGCCGTCATGCTTCCTTCCGCCCACGTGTTGGGCGCCGTCGTGTAGGCGAACTTGTCCGCCCCGCTGCCGAGGGCGGCAATGCTGGTTAGGGTCGCGTTGTAGACTTGAACGTCGGTCCCAGGGCGGACGCCGAGGGTGGTCCGCTGCGCCGAGGCGTCCGCTCCCGCAACCAGGGTCCGCCCGGCCGCCGTGAAGACGGCGAGGCTGGCGGCCCCGGAGCCGGTGAAGTAGGGCAGACGGTCGGCTGCCGAGACGAGCCCGGCCAGAGCTGCCAGCTCGGCGTCATACGCCTGGACGTCGGTTCCTATGACCAGCCCGAGGTTGGTCCGCAGCGCCGAGGCGTCCGCGAGCCCCACCAGGGTGAGCCCATAGGCGGTGAGCGCCGCAGCGGCTTGCTTGGTGTCGATCTGCGCCTTGAGGTCTACAAGCGCCAGCTCCGTCGTGATGCCGGCGATGCCGCCGACCGCCGAGCGCGAGATTTGGGCAGTGGTGTAGTCCCCCGCCACCGCGACGACTGCCCCGGTACGCCCGAAGGCGGAGAGCACTGACGAGCCTGTGGGCACGACCACGTTCGTCCACGCGCCCGTCAAATAGTATTTGAGATAGCCGGTGGTCGTGTTTAGGTAGGCCGCCCCCTGGACAAGCGCCCCGCCGACGTTGTCGAGAACCGGGTCCGTGGCATGGGCGCCTAGCCAGATTTGCCCGTAGCTCGCACCCGCCGCGACCACCGCCGCCTCATAGCCGGCCGCAGCGGTCGCACTGCCCGCCGCCGCCGTCTGCGAGGCGAGGGCGGCGGTGGCGTGCCCGGCCGCTGAGGTGTCGGAAGCGCCGGCAGCGGTGGCGTGCGCCGCTGCCGAGGTGTCGGAAGCGGCAGCGGCCGAAGCATGGCCGGCAGCCGAAGTGTCAGAAGCAAGGGCGTCGGCCGCATGGCTAGCGGCGCTGGCGGCCGAGGCCGTTGACGCGGTGGAGCTGGCGAGAGCTGCCGCCTCCGAAATGCCGGCGTTGGTTTCCGAGGTCGCCGCACCCGCCGCGTCCGAGGCCGCCGAGGCGGCATCGGCGGCAATGGACGCGACCGCTGCCGTCGCCTCATCCCGCGCGGCTTCCGCGTCATTGCGGGCCGAGAGGGCGGTGTCCAGGTAGTTCACAACGTCCGTCTTGTCGCTGACGACAAGAGCCAAGCTGGCCGCCGCAGCCGCCGCACTGGCTGCCGCCTCCTCGGCCGCCGTAGCGTAGTCGGTCGCAGACGCGGCCGAGATATTCCAGTCATTGTAGCTCGGGCCGCCGGCCGAGCGGTCCACGTTCACCGTTAGCGTGCCCGTGGTCCGGTCGTAGGACACCAGGGCGCCCATCATCGCCTTGGTCACATCAGTGGCGCCGAACATGGCTAGGTAAGCTGCCGGCGCGAACCGCTGGCGGTCCACTTCGTCGAGCTGGAAGATCTTGATGCCGTTTTCGACCACGTTGTCCGTCGTCGAATGGGCCGAGAACCACACCCCCACGTCAGCCAGGGCGGCGGCCTCTGCGAAGGCCGGGGCAAGCGCGTCGTTGAGGCGCTGGAGCCCGGTCGCCGTTATCGCCGCGATGGCCGCGTCCGCGTCTATGGAAATCGCTTCGACTTGGGCGAGGCGCCCGTCCACGTCGTCGAAGCGGGCATTCAGGACACGCGGGTCACCGATGTTGTCGCCGTCCGTGAGACGGTAGGCGTCGAAGCGGCGCAAGGGAGCCTCACTTGGTTAGGCGGTTCATGTGATCCGCCGGGATGGCCGTCGCAACCGCGTCGCCAAGCTCCGCGACCACGTCCCCCTTGAGGGTGTAGTCATCCTTCGGCCGGAAGCTCTGCCCCCGCACGTCGGGCACGTAGCGGTTGACTTTGACGCTGTACCAAAGCGCCGGGTCATAGGTCGGCGTCGTCGCCATTAGGTGTCTCCTCTCGGTTAAGCCTCAATGTCCACCCGCTCCGCGACGTGGAACACGTCCAGAGGGGTGGTCGTGATGCCGTCCATTTCGATGCGGAAGTTGCTGGTGGGCGCCTCCATGGTGAACGTCATGGTCCGCAAGGTAGTAAAGGCGTCCAGCTTCTGGTCCGCGATCACGGGCGACGAATTGGCCCCCGCACCGAACGGCAGGATGGTTGCCGTCATGGTGTGATGGCCACCGTCCGCGACCGATTTCCAGTGCTCCAGGCGGGCAATGACCTTGATCGAGCTGGTGGGCGCCGCCGGCAGCCGGGGCAAGGACAGGTGCAGGAAGCCCGTCCTCGGCCGGCTGATGGTCACCTGTGAGCCGGTCAAGGCTATGCCCGGCGCGATGTCACTGGTCCCCAGGAAGGTCGCCCGGAGAGGGATCAAGGGCGGAAGGCCGACCAGGGCGCCGGGGTTCAAGTCGGTGAGCGCCGTCCAGGCGCCGGTTGGCCCGCCGAGCTGAATTTCCCACACCAGGGCGGTCGCCGCCGGCTCGACCATTTCCGCCAGAATGTCGATCTTGGCGATGCCGCCGGACAGCTCCAGCCCGGCCATGTTGATCGACTGCCGGGCAGCGACGAATGACGCGAAGTACAGGTTGAAGCAAAGCGCGTGGGCAATGTCCCCGGCGTAGAACAGCCCGTCCGTCGAATAGAACATCGTGCCTTCGATGGTCGTGCTTGCGGCGCCGTAGGAAATGAAGTGAGCGCCGCCGGCCGTGAGGATCATCGAGTAGCGGTTGCCGGCCGCGAGGAAGGTGGCCGGGATGGCAATGATGTTGAGGGCGTTGGCCACCAGCCCGGCCCGTACCGCGACTACGTGCTGAATGACGTTGCCAGGGTCCGGGGCGCCGTTCGGGGTAACCCCGCAGATGTCGATAGTGATGTCCCCGGCCGCCGCCAGCGCCCCGAGGTATAGCCCGACCTGGACCAGCCACCCGTCATGCGAGTTGAGCCACGTCTGCCCCATGGTCGCCCCGTAGACGGTGTGAGGGGTGACCACCCACTCCCAATAGGGAACCTGATAGGTGTCGATCCAGTATTCCTGGAGCCGGATCATGCGGTGATTGATCTGCGCCAGCGCCGGGTCCAGGACCACGAACGTCTCACCCTGCCGGGTGAAAATGTGGGTCACCGGGTTGTAGGTTCCCGACTGCCAGAAGGCGCCGTTGGTGCAAACGGTCAGCTCCCCGCCGTACCGGGTGCGCTTCCGGCTCATGTGCTTCTGGACGAGGGCGCTGGTCTGGTAGCCGTATTGGCTGATATTCAAGGTGCCAATTCCGCCGACACTCGCCAAGCGCAGCGCCGGGTTATATTTCGGCAGCAAGAAGCCGCCTATCAGGGTCGCCCCAGGGTCCAGCCCGGAGTAGATGGACAGCTCCGCCTGATGAATTGCCTCCGGCGAGAAGCGGACGCCCTCATCGACCGTCGCGAGGAAGGTCAAATCCGTGAGGTCCGAGAAGTCATAGGTCAGGAACTCGTCAGCCGAATAGTCAGAGTAGACCGCCGGCAGGCTGGCCAGCGCCTTGAGCCGGGCGATGTCCGCGTAGGCGAGCACCAAGTCCCGGTTGGTAGCCAGCCCTTGCAGGGATGCCGCAAGGTTGGCCAGTGAGGTCTTGAGGTTGGTTAGCTCCGGGCCAACGGTGTCATCGAACGTCTCGATGTTGTCGATCCGTTGCTCATGGTCCACCAAGCTAGGAACGTAGTTCTCGACCGCCATGGCGACGGACAGGATGCCGGTCGGGTCCATGGTGACCCAGGCGAT